TTAAGGCGTGATAATGATCTCGCCGAATCTATCGCGTGTCTGGCCCTGTGTGCGCTTGCGCATTGCAGCCGCCGTGGTTGTGCCTCTAATGTGGCAGCCATTGAACACAGCGCGATTATCGGGGCTGTCGTTAAGCGTGACAATCCACTGGCCTTTGAGTGTGGATAGCCGGTCACGCAACTCTTGAACATCAGCCATTGACCAGGCATTATAAGCATCTACTTTACCAGATGTGTATGGGGGATCACAAAAGAAAAGAGCCTCCTTGCAGTCGTATAAATCCATACACCGTTGCCAGGTAACGTTTTCAATTGTCACTCTGTCTATCCTTTTGCTGAATGCTATTACTTTTTTGACAAGATAACTGTTTGTCCGAAACCCAAGGCGTTGAATCCCGAATGTGGAATTATCGGCACCGAAGCAATGAAAGTTACAATATGCGAATGCTGTAGCTTTTTGAATCTCTGTCGAGTGTCTACTGCTTAGAATGTCCAGATGCTCAGTGAAAAGAGAACGGCTGCTAGGCAGCAATTTGAGTGATTTTATCATCTCTCCTCTATGGTGTTTAATCTGACGATATAGATTAATAACATTGCCGTCAATATCGTTGATGATCTCATGATATGAAGGTTGTTTGGCAAGAAGGACGGCGGCCCCTCCCGCGAATGGCTCACAATAGACTTTGTGGTCTATGTGGTTTATGATGGGGAGCAGAAGTTTAAGCATACGGCTCTTGCCACCTGGGCGGGTAATGACTGGTTTTACTTTGTGATAAAAAGAAGGAACTGACATCACTGTCTCCTTTTGATATTGTTTGCGCCATATTTTAACGATTGCCCTTGATAGAGCAGCATATGGCATGTGTGGTTGGTATTGGCGTACCGATCTAAGGAGGGATGTCAGTCCCTTTTTATGTTCTATCATTCTTTATTGCTTATCTAATGTTTTAGTCTCCTTTCGCTTTTCTGCTCCTGTTTTACGCCGGATGTAGTCGTTGAACTCAGCAGCGCGTTTCCCTCGCATTTCATACGGTCTTGAGGCCGTTGGAAGGTCGCGGATCTTAATGTCATGCTGTTTGCACAGGTCAGTTACCTGGTGGCCAAATTCCTGCATTATAGGGCGCAGCGATTTAACCGGTGCGTTTGAAAGATCGTTGTTGTATTCAAAACCCTGGTGGCCTTCTGTGACCCGCCTGCATATAAAGTCGAGGTCTTTAATAAGACCGCTAATAACATGGCGCAGCATACGGGCCTCGTTGGTCTGGAATTTTTCGACAAGTTCCATATCATAGGCCAGTTCTGCAAAATGAAGCATGAGCGTGTCATAGCCTATTATCTGCGATACCTTCTTGGTTGAATTTGGCAATCCAGCCTCTTCCATCTCAGATTTACGCCAGTCGTTAAACTCCATATCCGGCTGCTGGGTATCATAGGCCCGGCGAGCTATATTAAAGAAGAACACCCTCTGTTTATCAGTCAGTGCCATTATGAGTCCTCCTTGCCATTAATAAGCAGTGACCGTGCATAAACAAAGGCCGCATCAATTGATCTATTCCAAGCAGGGGACTCGGTGAGACTGATTGCAATGTCTATCTGCTTGCTCAAGCGGCGAAGGTGGCCAGGCTCAAGGACTGACTCGTGGGCCAACTTACGGATTTTGTCGAAGGCCTCCGGCCATCTCGATTTTATCAGTTTGTCGGCTGAGTCGTACATCCAACGGCGAACCTCCTTGCCGGTGTCAGCATCCTTGTAATCAGTTGATATAACAGCCGAGAGTCCGACGCGTGAGGCAAGCGCGTTATCTGTCAGCAGCCGCGCCATGATCTGGTCCGGGTTACCCACCAATGCAAACGGGGTGCCGGTTGAATCATTGAAATCCATTATCCAGCGAAGCCCCGATAGTGGTACGCGCTGCGCATTGTCGATAATAACCAGCCGGTTTGAATGCCGAAGCTTGCGTACCAGGAACTCGCACACGCCCTCTTTGGCCTTGCGCTTGCGGTTATCAAACTCCGCGAAAAGGAGCTTTGCAATCCCGAAGCGATTTGCATTCCACTCAGGAACCTCAATGCGCAGGCATGTCGGATGCAGCTCCTGGTATTTCTTGCTTGATTTGGTTTTGCCGATGCCGGGAGCCCCGTAGATGATGCCAACATCATTCGCCGCCCGGATCAGCTCAAAGTTAACGAAGCATTGATCGGCAACGAAGGTACGAAAAAACTCATCGTTACGGGTGCGTTTCTTTGAATCTGCTGAAAGCATATCCTGGACACGCGCCTCGAACTTGTCAATATCACCCACCGGATTGGGTGAAAAATACTGCGACACCATGCTTTCGCTGCAGCAGGCCATCGCAGATATCTTTTTAAGGGAGAGGTCGTTTGAATCCATGAATGATTCCAAGGCCTCTTTGATTTTCGGGTTTGCTGTTTTTGCCAGCGCTGTATTAGTACTCATTAGGGTCGCCCTCCTCGTTGTTGTTATCGTTGTCAAAATTCGCGTTAAAAAGCTGCGTCAGATGAACGCCGCCTGTGCTCTCTTTTACCTGCCTTGATATCGGAGCTGTGTCAGCAACCAGCTCGGCATCTTCAGCAAGCAGGTAATCATTGCTTGCCCTGCAGCTCTCAAGGTTGATCCCATCCTCTTCGTGTCGCGCTTTGATCGGCGCATTTTTGGCCGCCACAATCTTAGCCTGCTCGGCGATCGCCGTCGTGACCTGGGTCGCGTTGATCGGGCTGACCGCGTTCCACGCGGGCGCAACGCCAAGAATCGCTCCGGTATCAGGATCAGTAATAACCGCCTTGGTTAGATCGTGTGGAAGAGCATAAACGGAGACGATTTGGCCAGGCTCCATTATGAAAGCCTCTCCAGCCGGTGAAAGGATCTGGCTTTGGAAGCGGAATTTTTTACCTGGTTCAATATTGCGATCCATAAATTCTATCAATCCATTACTTTGCACTGCTGCCCGATGGCAGTACTTATCGCCGAGGATTTCAACCGCCGCCCAGGGAGGTAGCCGCTCAAGCTCATCCTGGCCGTTGTCCCACACTTCAATAGGCGACATTCGCCGTGCCCTGACGTGACCATCCTCTTTACAGGCGGCCTCAGCCATGACCCGCATAGACGGCGGCATGTGTTTGATGTTAGCAACCGGCTGCCAGTCGCCTATGCCGGTAAGGCTCCACTCTGGCACCATCCATCCGTTGGCCTCCCATCCCTCGCATTTATGATCTGTTCGGGTATAGATGGCGCGGTAAAGATCAGCGACAATCGGGCGATACGCCCAATACGATAAGGCAGGCATCCACAGCATACCACGCCGCTCCTCAGACATGGCTGACCATGCTTTCAGAATGTTGCCTGCATAGCTCTCGATCCCGTCCAACTGCTCAGGACGATCAATCCTCGCGTTTCCACCAGTCTGGGCCGGGAGGTAGGCCGCCTCAAAATGTAATAGGCGATGGCTTGATTCGACAAGCGCTTTAGCCTTGAAATTGCCTTTTCCGGCACCGTCAAACATGCCATTGACAATCGACTTACCTATGATCTCCGAAGTTCTGAAAGTCACCTTGCCGTCAGTCAGACGCGTAATCAGCTCGCGTATTTTAGGACGTACCGTAGCTGTGCCGTGCTCAATAACGATAACGCATCCGTCGCGGTGATAGCCTACGTTGGTCAGAATATGGCATATCAGCCATAACATCTGACACTCTTTAAGGGATATTTTAGAGCCGTCTTCTCTCTCAATCTGGCAAATCAAACCGTATGCAATCTTGTTTGTGCTCGCATAATCGACGCAGGCAAACTCCAAAGGCCTTGCTAAACCTTTATTTATGCCAGGCAAAATCACCTCAATATCATGCCACACGTCGTCTATCTGATAGAGCTGACCAGGCTTCATGCCTTCGCGTGTGGCGAATACTGGAGGAGTGAACTTGTTCCCGGCGGCCTTCGGACCAATGCGCAGCATGCTTATTTCGCGATCAGAAAGTTTAGCGTAGTGCTGCATATTACGGTAACTCATGCCTGGGGGCGTCCAGCCGAAAGGGCACTCGGGCGGCGGTGCCAGATGCGGATAGCAGGCGCGATAGATATCCGTCCAGTCTCCGTCGGCTCCGTTCTTGCCTATGCCTTTAAAGCGCTTGCCCTTGCGAACATCGTTAAGCATCCGCTCCCAGGCGCGTTTGCTTGAGCGCTGATGGCTGCCACAGTAATGTTTATAAATCTCCTCGCACATCTTTCGCGGCGTTTTTCGCTGCTCTCCAACCTTTGCCCAGTCAACCAGAGTTGTCCAGGCGCGGGAGCTGTTCATCCATTCGTAGTACCTCGCCCGTAAACGGCTGCTGCTCCATCCCCGCTCGCCACTGGCACTGCGGGCAAGCTCTTTACACTTGTCCAGCTTGTTATCGGCTGCGTCTATCACCTCCATGGCTTTCTCCATCCGGCCGACTTCGGCTTTAACCGTGCTGGGTAGCGATTCCCAGTTTACGCAATCTCTATTACAAAGTTTCATTTCAGGTTTGCCTTCCTATTTTTTAACGTACTCAAAAAAACCGCGCGGGATTGCTCCCGCGCCTGTTCAGCTTCTAACCGCGCTTTTTAAGCTCTTCCTTGATCGTAGCCGCCGCAACCGTGAGCGAAGATGCCACCGTGTCAAGCGTCTCCGTGTCAACCAGCATCCAGTCGCCATTAAGCGCCGTGCTGACTTTCCCTATTGCAAGCGCAAGGTCAGCGGCTGCAGCGTCGCGCTTCTGCGCTTTGCTCAGCGTCTTTTTCTTCTTTTCTTTATCCGCGTCATTTGCGCCTTTGCGGGTTTCTTTTTCCTCGTTGAGCTCATTAATGTAATCCGTAAGCTTGACGGCAGCCTCCGGTACATCGCCGGTGTCATCGACGCCGCACTTCAGCATAAGAGCGCCGGTGTCGCTCTGCGCCAGCATCGCCGGGTTGAACTCAGAAAGCCCCTGCCAGACATTCGATGCTTTCAACCCCTTTGAATCCAGATACTTCTTTGCATCCTTCATATACCCGCGAATCGTGCGCGGCGCACGATGCGGAAGAGCATTCGGAATAATAGTCTGCCACTCACCGCGCAGGCACATATCCTTGACAATCAGCAGGCCGACGCCAGCCCGCAAAGCAAACACTCTGCCAACCTGCGCGTTGCCGATATCCATGTTAACCATATCAAGGATGTTATTTACCTCATTAAGCTCATCAGGTGTAATTTTAGTCACGGCTGTTGTGGTCTTCTTCTTAGCAGCTGGTTTTTTGGCTGCTGCCTTCTTTGTACCTGTTTTCTTAGTTGCCATTTTGTATGGATTCCTTTTGTTGTTTTGTTAATGGTTGATTAAACCAAGGTTAAATCTTCACTTCGCGCAGCGTAAACTTCGCGTTTGTGTCCGGTCGGTGATAGAGGCGGGTGTAGGTTTTAACACCGTTTGACCGCATCGCCGCTTTAACCGACTTCTTGATATCGATCCACTCCGGCTCGTCGCATGGCGTGGAAAGCAGGTCATTAACCTTGCTGACAGATATCTCCCCGTCATCGGAGGTCATAAACGCCTTTTTAGCCAGGCTCATAATAAACGCGTTTGCGCCCTCTCCCATCCGGTCGACAAAATCCATTACCAACTCCTTGGCCGCCGCGATCTCCGGCGAGAAGCTCATCGTCGCCCGGCGGTCAATCGTAATGCGCCGCGTATTGTCCAGATTGTTTATAGATACTCTGCCCGGCTCCTGGGCCACCTTACTCCCGCCCGCATCGCAGATACGCATCGAGACCAGCGCGTCCGCTTCCACGTGGACATGAGTCCTGAAGCAATCAACCGCCGCACCGAGCGCAGCCATAAGCTGGTGAGCTTCATCCACCAGATCGCTTTCGACCTTATCCTTATCCGCTATGAGCGCATCCGGCACCAGGCGGCCTTTATAATCCCGCGTGTACCCCTCCGGCACAACCCGGCGCTCTTCCCGCTGTCTATTCCGCTCGCCATAAAAAGCCAGCGTCATAGCCTCAAAAAAGCGCAGCATGTTTCCAGGCACCGGATTGCCGTGGATTACAAGACCGGGATATCCCTCCTGCAGTTTTACGCGGGCGCATGCGTTTTCCGCTCCGGCTCCTATTACAGCCACGTGCGTATCGCCATGGCTTTTCTCGATCGACGCCTTAACCGCGTAATTATTCAGCTCTTCATTACTCATTTTGTACTTCCTTTGTTGTTTTTAAACCGGCATTAAATGCCGACGTTAGAACGTTTAAGCTTTGCCTCTTCAAGGCTGTTGTGATGTTCCCTGTTCGGGTCAAACACCCGGTCAACCTTGACAACAATGCGCTGGTGCCCGCGAGTCCCTCCAACCCCGACCCGCATCGTCAGAAGCTCATTATTAGCCATCATGTTGTAAATGGTCGATAACCCGCAATTCAGTATCTTCGACGCCTTGACCGGCGTGACAGTCCGGGCGTTTTTCGGTATATCCGCGACAACCGCCTCAACCGCCGAAACCTCAACCTCATAACCGTCATGGCCCCAAGGCATCAGCACCTGCCCGTTATTGTCAGTTCTGAATGGCATCCATGATCTCCCTGTTGTAACAATCCCGGCACTCCCTCGCACAAACCCGCTTGCGCTTAAGAAACCCTCGCTTGATTGAACAATGAAACTTCTTTCCAGAACGGAATAGAAACGGACATTTAATCTCTTTAAGCATCAGCTCTCTCCTTTCCGCACCAGTTAACATAAACCGTATTGAACTGCCTGGTCTCAACCGCCCGTTCGGCCTGCTGCTTCTTTTCAAATCGGCTGCATGCCGGATCATTGGCCTTTATCTTCTTGATTCCCAGGCAGGTACGGCCGCAAGGTTTCACACCGCAGTAGCTGAAGGCCTGCCCGGACCTATACACCAGGCGGACACGCTTTACGCACGCTCTGCATTTATGCCCTGTGCCTGCATGAATCTGCTCCTTAGCCTGGTTGTTACATATCTCCATATCAAATAAAGTGTTCATTCTTTGCCTTCCTTTACTTTCTAAACCCGTTTTGCTATTCTGCACCATAAAGGAAGGCAGGCAAGCAATGACAATTGGTGAAATTATTGTAATGTGCCGCGAGTATCTCGCGGATTTCCCGGACCCACGTTTAACCGTACGTCCGATGGGTGATCACTCAACCGAGCCGGATCAACACAGCACCTGGCAATTTCTGAGCCAGATGGAATATGAGAGCCGGGATGAGCTTGATCGATTGCTGCAAGGCAATATTCTCGATATGCGGGAATTCGATCTAACACCGACTCAGGTGTTTTTTGTTCGAATCCGCCTGCAGGGGGCAATATACAACCTGACACTGCTGCTTCAGACATTGAACGAAGACGAAGAGCTTCATCATGATGCACCTGATCAAAGCTATAGTTTTGAGTGGGCAATCGTGAGGTATTGGAACGCATGCCGACATACCTTTTTAAGTCGAGTAGCCAGAGCAATTTCCGTAGGAATAAACGACCCGCTTGAAAAAATACCCGCAGACGACCCGCCGTGGATGGACCCTGACAAGAAACGTTAGGTGGTTGTTGAACAACGAAGCATAATTTAGGCTTTTTCATAATCTCGCTCCGATCGGTTGAAGCCCGCTCCATGTTTTACGCACGGCCCGTTTACATGCTGGGCATTGAATTTCATTATCAGGCAGCTCACCAGATATCTCCGTCCGCGAGAAGTCGAACAGGTCGGCAACGTGTCCACATTTGCAGATCACGGCAATGCCGCCGCCAGATACTATTTTTGATTCAGCGCTGTTTTGATCTACAGTCGGACGCGCCTCTTCTTCCAACAGTTTCCTTGTAAGGTCTAAAATATTCACAGCCCCACCCCCTTGCATCTGCAGCCGTGTCCATCCTCAACCGGCAGCCCCATAGCCTGACCGACGCTTACTTTATGCGGTGCATGCTGCACTGCGCACACCCCGCCCAGCGGAACCCAGCCCTGCGCCATCAAGTCTCTAACCATCCGCTGCATAACTCCACAGTCGTTGCTATCAACAATCTTATAATCTGAATACATCACAGCCCCACCCCCTTGCAGCTGCAGCCGTGACCATCCATCAACCCGCCGCACCAGGGACACACCGGATCAGGATAAACCCCCTTATCAATCGACGGGTGTCCCGACTCAATCAGCGGCACCCTCCGGCAATCAAGCGCACTCCGCGCCTGGCGGATCAGCGCCGCACCCATACCAATCATCAGCGCAGCTGCCAGCAAAACCAGCCAGGCTATCGCGTAATCCCAGCAGAATCGCACCATCTGCTCCCTGGCATAGGCCCGGTACCGTCCGGCATAATCAAAATCTCTTGATTGCATCGTTTAAACCTCCTTTAAAAGGGCAGATAATTGAACCCGATGCGGGTTATGACTTTATCCCGTTTGCACTTATTGTGTTTGCAGTAGAATGCAATGAACTCCTCAGCTGTCATTTTCGGGAATCCCTCCAGGGCGGTAGCATCCGGCCCTTCGTCTAGAATTGCCGCCAGCGGCTCGCGCCGGACGTCCTCAAACATGATAGGAACGTCAATCAACCTGGTAACGTGTTCACCCTTTTTCAGACCCTGGCATTTCTCGACCGGCTGGACGCAGTCGCCAGCCTCTGCGAACTCCCAGCCGTTACGCCTGGTTACCCGCTTGGTGCGGTTTCGAACCTGATCCGTAGTTAACGCAAAGCTCATATTACGCATGGCCCACCCCCGCCGCTGTATAGCTGTGCCAGTAATCGGCTGAACCCTGCCCCGCGAAACCATCCATAATCGCATCATTCCACTCACACCGCAGGGTTGCCTCCTCAAGCCCAGGAACATGGAAGAACGATATCCGCCGCGCCTTGCCGTGCAGCGTCCCGTCCTGGGTGATCCTCCACCCCACACAGACAACCTCACGCCTGGCAGATGCCTCAGCTGTCAGCCGGATCAGCACCGGATGATTCACCGGCGGGAGAGTCAGCCGGTTACCCGGCTGCGTCGCATCGAAAAGATACCACTTGTTTTTTGAATAGCTCATTAAAGGACCTCCTCCAGCATAAATTTGAAGTCGTGTAAAATTTCATCTTCAATACCGGCCTTACACGATCTGCAACTAATCCAGCCAGGCACCCACTCTGTATGATAATCAACTCCTTCTTTATCACACCGGGACTGAAGATCATCCAGGCATTGATCACATAGGATCTGTTCAGCAAGATCGGGATTATTTTCAAACCATATCACCCACCGTTTTGGAATCACCACCAACGCCGTGCATGTATCCGCCCGCAAACTATCCATCAAGCCGTCGAATATATTGGGATTATCCCGTGGGGTTGATGGCAGATGTAAGGTTAATGCCGGGCTCCCCCATCTCGCAAATATCATTGATGCGACCTCAGAGTTATACGCCTTTATAATCGCATCCCTGTCAGGCAGGTCAGAAGCACAGGCAAACCCGACCGTCCAGCTCTCACCTTTAGCCATATCAACCCCGACCGTCATCTGCTCAAATCCGCCATCCCCGCAGCACTCGCACCGGCTGACTGCATCCAGCCGCGAAACCGTATAGCTGATGTTATGCTCATAATAGAGCTCAGTTAAACGCACCATGCACGTCTGGCAGATCGTAAGCGGACGGAACTCCGCATGGATAACCTGTAAACACCAGCTCGACGGCTGCGGCATCACCGCCGCCGTAGACCCATAGCGGATGGCTTTAATCAGATCCGCCCGGTCCTGATCCGTAAACGCCGCCGGACCGTTATCCGCCCAGATGACATTACGCCCGTCATCGCGGTTAACCTGGCTGCAGGGCATCAGCGCCTCGCACAAGTCCCAGTCGTGTTTAAGCCCGTCAACCGCCACGCAGGCAACACATGGCAGCGACCCCGCCTCACCATCCACCGCGATGTAGCACCGCCCTCTGAATCTCTCCTCATTTTTTGCCTTCATCATTCGCCTTCCTTCCATTTTGTTAATCTGTCCTGGTTGCATCTTCACTCAGAGCGCCCATGCTCTCCAGTATCTGCCCGGTAATATCAAGCGCCACTTCAAGCGGAGAGTCGCGCCCGCTCATGTGGCACCGGTCCGCCGTATGGTCCCTGTACGTGTAGTTACCCCACTCATCAACTTCAACTTCAATGCGTAAAGCCTTCATTATTCGCCCGCCTTTCGCCATGATGTGCCATCCAAGCATTCAAACGGGCTTCCACAGAACGCATGGCAAAGTTTACCGTTGCACTTCGCCACACAGATTGCGCAGGTATCCTGACCCGCCTCTACTGCAAACGGCTCATAGGTGCCGCCCTCATAAGTTTTAGGTACCATCCCGTCATAGCGCAGATACATCACCTGGGAGACAATCGCATCTATCACGCAGTCAAACGCAATCACGTTCAGCAGCTCTTTGCCCGTGATGGGCTTCATCCCATCCGGCAGCCTTTGTTTACTGATCGCCTTTGCCAGCCCAGCCGCCGTCAAACATTCCATCATCTCGTGTTTTTTCCAGTTCATTTTTTTCGCCTTCCTTTTTTGCCCTATTTCATTGACTGTAGATTGTTATAGCGCTTAATCAGACCTGGGCTTTCGCGCAGTCCTTTCAACACGCGCCACAGATGTTCCCGCGTTACTCCCAGCGCTGCAGCATCGGCAGTTATGCCCTTTATGCGTAGTCCGCGTTTTTTCTTTTTGATTGATTTTTTCGTCATTTAAGATTACCTTTGTTTCTATTGTTGTTGCCGTCACAGTTAAAAGTAACAAAACGGTTTCTAAATGACAACACTAAAAACGTTAAAAAGAAACAAAGTTTTTATATGAAAACAGATGCGTTGAAGAAGCTTGAAATCAGGCTCTTTTCAGTCATGACAGAGCTGGAAACCAACTGGGACGGACTTGCCGAGCGTCTCGGCGTCACCCGTACATTTATAACATCGGTCAGAAAAGGGGTGCGAAACCTCGGTCCTGACCCGTTAAAGAAACTAAATGAACTTGAAAAAGAAACAGGTTTGTTATTTAATAAAAACACTCTTGAAGTCAAAGAAGATCAAGCCGCACATGTAACCGTAGGTTGTCGTCAGTGCGATGTTAAAGACCAGGAAATAAGACGTCTGGTCAATATGGTTACGGCTTATGAAAAGAATCTTGAATCATCGCAGCGCAATCTTAGCCAGGCATTGGATCTGCTTCAGGCAAAAAACGAAGGGCCTGCGAACCTTGCCTCTGGTGCTTCCGGTGGTGGTTCGGTCAGGCGCAATAAAAGCGAGAAGGGAAAAGCATCATGAATGATAATAAACTAACCTTTGCTGTTATCTTTGCCATAATCATAATTCCGGTTATTGCCATTCTGATCTATAATGAGGTCAAACGGGAAAAGGAATGGAGCAGGCAGGATATGGTTTCTAAAATCAGGATTGACAATATCAGCCGCAGCATTGAACGAACAACCGAATATTATGCAGATGAACGCAAAGAGACACAGAGGAAGTATGAGCAGGAAAAGGCCAGGCTGGCACATGAGCAGGCATTAGACGATGCCGAAACAGCTTTGCGCCTGGCAGAGCTGGAACTAGAAGCAGCCAGAATGAAAGAAGGTTTACATAAATGAGTTCTCCCTTTTCTGATCTGCTCAGCGATTGCCCCGTATGCTCTGCCAGTGTTTCCCGGCTTGCGCCAACGTGCCCGCATTGCGGCCATCCCATCAACCTGCTAAAATCTCCCCATGAAACAGGCACAACCATAACCGGCATAGACCTGCCTTTCAGAGAATGGGTTAACCTGATGATAAAAATATATCTGGCATCTATTCCAGCCGTGCTTGTCGCCGGTGTTTTCGTCTGGCTTATTCTCTCAATGATGGGTATTTTTTAACCCCTCCCGACACCCCCGAAACGTAAATGGCAATGCATTGCCATTTACGTTTCAAAAAAAACCGCATTTTCAAGGGCCTTTAAAAGGCCCTTTTTTCGTGCCCTGAATCCTCCATCGCCTGGTTACTGCGCAGCGGCATTATTGCCGCCCTCAGAAACACCCCTTTTTTTCACAGAAAAGCCCCTTTTTTGTGCCATTTTTCAGGGCTCCGAAAAGTTAGTGGCAATGCATTGCCATTTTCATTTTCAAAAACACACCTTTTTTCACCCCTATAAACATTGGGTTTCTTTCAAAATGGCAATCATTGCCATTTTCATTTCGTTTTTTTTGCTGTTTTTCCTCTCTTTTTTTCCACGCATCCCACGCATACGCGCACGCCCGCGCATTATGTTGTAAATTGACCCCCATGAGCGCGGCTATAGCTCCCCAAAACTAGCTCATTTTCCGGCCCCCTCGAATGCCTTCCCGAGGGGTGGCCGGAAAACTCCGTTTTTTTTGGAAACGTAAACGGCAATGCATTGCCATTTACAAAAAGAGGATTTTAACCATGCCGTTTGTAGAGCAGATAACAGCCTTCCAGTTCATCGCCGTCATCGTAGTTCTTTTCGTTCTGCTCATGATCGCCAATTCAATCCTCAGCCTGATCGAACGTGTCCGCCCGAAAGAGGGCATCCCCCAGATTCTGGCAAAGCTCACTGCCTTGACATCCCGCTTTGATGAGCTTGATAAACGCTGTTCATCAATCGAAGCCGACTGCTCCAACTGCCGGAAAGATTACCGTGAAGATCTTGGCAATATTTATAGCGAAATCAAAGGAGTGCGCAGCTCGGTAGATGGACTCGCAGGTCAGTTTGAAATCGTCAAACCAATCGCAATGGGAGGTAAACGTTAACATGATAACCGCAGAAATATCCGACGCCATTCTTGACATCCTCGCAGAGCTGCCGCCCGGCAAAGCTCTGGCCCATGAAACCCTGGCGGAACAGACCAACGTCAACCTTCCCAAGGTCGCTGTTGACTACGCCATCACAACCGAGCATTGCAACTACCTGCTGAACCGTGGCTACGTTGCCAGCCAGGCGCACCCGCTCGACCCCAACAAAACCCTCTGGAGCATCACAACCGCAGGCCGCGCCATGGCCGAACAGTTTTAGCAGGGGCGGCCCCCGTGGCCGCCCTCCGATCTGCCCGACACCCGACCCGCCTGCCGGAGGCGGAGGTAAGCCGAAAATATAAAGAGGCAAGCCCTGAACCGAATCGCCCACGGACCGGCCCCGCAAGGGGTAAAGAAAAACCAACATGAGAAAACGCCGCACAGATAGCCCGCTCATCGACCTGACCGAAACCCAGGCCGACGAACTGTTCGTGATCATCGAGACCTCGACCTACGCCGAGGCCGTCCGCTGGCTGTCTGAAACTCTCAAAATCAAATCATCCACCTCCGGCCTTTCGCGCTGGTACAAGCAGGAACGGACCGAACGCCTGCAGCAGCGTATAGTTGATTCCATCGATGTTTCTAAAGTTTTTGACCAGAAGGTAGACACCGAGGTAATGGACTCCCGTATGGGCACTGCATTAAAAACCCTCTTCTTTGATGCTGTCGCCACCGGAGACACCCAGGCAACTTTAGATTTTGCTTCAACCGCGCTTGACTACAACAAGGATCAGCGCGAAGAAACCAAACTGGACCGCGCCCTGAAGGCCGAGCGCGAAGCCGCCTCCCTCCGTAAAGAGCTCGCCGCCGCCCGCGCCGAAAACGAAGAGCTCCGCCTCGCCCTCGCCAATCTTGGCAAAGTCAACCAGGCCGACCCCGCCGCCGTCATGGCAAAGCTTGACGAACACCTTGGACTCAAAAAAGCAAAATGAACGCAGCGCAGAACATAGATCAGAATGAACGCGATGATTTCTTTCTACCGTATCAGGTGGAATGGATCAACGACGAATCAACGTTCAAGCTTGCTAAGAAAGCCCGACGCGTCGGCTTCACCTATGGCAGCAGCTACCGCATGCACCGCAAGTGCATGAACCGCCGCAACTTCACCCAGTGGGTCAGCTCCAAGGACCAGCTGACCGCCCGCGAACTGATAACCGATTACGTACGCAAATGGTGCGAGCGCTCAAACATCGTCGCCGAAGGCATGTACGGCGATAACGTCCAGGTGATCGACGAAGAGCGCGGCATCACCGCCAACGTCTGCTCTTACCCCACCGGCAGCCGCATCGTCTCCCTCTCCTCAAACCCCGCCGCATTTGCAGGTAAAGGCGGCGACGTGTTTCTTGACGAAGTAGACCTTCATCAGGAAGGCGGCACCCTCATGGATATGTCCATGCCGTGCATCATGTGGGGTAATCAGCTTGAGGCCGTAAGCGCCTATCGCGTCAACGGCACCAGAGAAACCCCCTGGGCAAAGGTCATAGCCGCCGCCGAAGGTGATAACCCGCAGGGGGCCAGCCTCCACGATGTCAACATCGACAAAGCCATCGACCAGGGCCTTGCCGAAAAGATTAACGCCGTCGCCGGAACCAGCCTGACCCGCCAGCAGTTCCGCGCCAAGATGCGCGGCCTGTGCCGTACCCTCGCCGCGTGGGAGTCGCAGTTCCTCTGCATCGTCCAGGACGCAGGCGGCAAGCTGATCCCTGTATCTAAAATCGTGCCCTGCGAGATGGACAAGGTATCACTCGCGCTGCTCCTGGCTAAATACTCCAACGCCCCGCGCTTCGGCGGCTATGATGTTGCGCGCAGAAAACATGCCGCCGCCTGGCACGAATATGCCCTCATCGGGACCGGCCTGTATCTGGCAGATCGTCAGACGTGGCACAACGAGTCATTTGATTCCCAGGAAGCCTGGATATCCGCCCGTATGACCGACGCCAGCAAACCCCGCATTCATAACATGGGTATCGACTCCACCGGCCTTGGTATGCAGATGGCCGAACGCATGGCGAAAAAGTTCCCCGGCCGCGTTGATCAGGTCAACCTCGAAAGCCATCGCCGCACCGAGCTCTGCGTAATGTTTGCCGACCGCTTTGAAAACCAGAGCATATTCATACCGGCCGATGAGGATCAGCTCCGCGCCGATCTCTCCGGCCCGACCAAAGCCTCTGCCAAAAACGGCGCACTCCGCATTATCGTTCCCGCCTTTGACTTTGAAAACAGCGAGACCGGCGAAAAAGAAACATCACACTGTGATGAATTCATGGCCGGAGTACTCGCCAACTCCGCAGCCGAAGCCGGTGGCGACTCCGGCATAGTTCAGATCGTAACACCATTCGCCAACCCGCTGGCCTCCAGCCTCTCCGGCCTCGGTGGATACTCCGGCTCAATCTCCAGCAGAAGGGACTTGTTTTAACCATGACAAAGCGCCAGACAAAAAAAAGAGAATCCAAAGTTATCAAGCGCGAAACCGTCATCAGCGCCCAGACACTGCACAGCTCCACCGCTTGCCGCTTCTCCGTTCTGCGCGGGCTCTCCCCTTCCGATCTGACCCGCTACATTGAACTGTTTGAAATGGGAGACTTCCAACTTCTGGCCGAAGTCATAACCGCCATGGAGAACCGCGACCACACCTGGAAGGTCGCCGCCGCTAAAGCCCGCAAGGATGTAGGCCGTCGGCAATGGCAGTGCGTACCTAAAGACGGATACAAGGACGATCCATCCGCCGCCGATCAGGCCGAAACCCTCCGCGAGTTCTATTCCCGCATCAAGGTAACCGACTACCGCTGCAAGAATGTAACCTCCGGCGTAAGCGGCTTGATCAAGAATATCATGCGCTCATACAACGACTGGTTTGCAGTCCAGGAAATTGTATTCTGCCCCACCGCCTCCGGTCATCTTTCTGCCCGCATCATGCGCTGCCCTCTTAATTGGTTTGAACTCAAAGACGGATACATGCACCTGCGCCCCCAGCAGGATGCCGAAAGCACAGAGCTTGAAGACGGCGGCTGGATAATATCACAGTCCGACGGCGTTGGCGTTGCCTGCTCCGTGGCCTATCAGTTTAAGCGCATGGCGCAGGCTGACCTTGCTATATACTCCGGTCGCTGCGGACACCCAGGCATACACGGCAAAACAAATGCGACCTACAACACAACCGAATGGAACGCGATTGCCGCCGCCGTTCAGAACTTCGGCAAAGAATTTTCATGCGTAACAGGCCTGACAGATATCCTCGAAAAGATTGACCTCTCAATATCCGGCCAGTTGCCGCAGCCAATAATTATAGAGATGATGGACCGCGCCATATCCAGCCTCCAGCGCGGCGCGGACCTCTCCACCATGAGCGCCGGAACCGGAAGCGGCGAAGGCGCATCTGTCCAGGATGATGAATCAACCCTTATCACCGCCGACAACTGCGCCATGGTGACAGAAACCCTCCAAACCCAGCTCGACCCGCTTGTCCTCGCCTGGCATTACGGCGAAGACATCGAGATAAAAGCAGGCTTTGAACTGATCCCGCCGGAATCCGACACAACCGCCCAGGACCTGCTTACAGATCAGGCCCTCGTTAACATGGGAGTAAAACTCTCCAAAAACGCAACGCTCGAACGCTACAACCGCACCGAGGCCGACCCATCCGACCCGGACGACTCCGCCCTCACCGCACCCGTTACAGCGGGAGGCATTATTGCCGAATCCTCTAGTTCACAGTCGGCACTCGTGCCGAGTTCCCCCCAGTCCGCTCCGGTCTCCGCCGAAAACACAACCGCCGCCGCCGTCGCGAAAACCTCCCTCAACGGTGCCCAGGTAACCGCGCTCCTGGATATTATCGCCCAGGTTGAAAGCGGCGAAATGAGCAAGGATGTAGCGCCCGCCGTCATGAAGGCCGCTTTCCCTCTTATGTCAGATGAGCAGATAGCAGACATGCTGCCTAAATCAGATTTTGCCAACGAGGCTGAACCCTCAAAAGGGAGCCCAGCCCCCGCCGACGGAACCGACACACCCGCCGACCGGAGCGGCTCCCCTGGCATCCCCGATCCAGCCGCAGCCATACTCAACCGCGCCGCCGCAGCCATCCTTGACGGCTCCGTCCCCTTTGATGAGGCTATGGCCGCCGCCATCGCAGAACTTGAAAAGCTCCCCGGCGCAGCCGCCGACCTGCCCGACACCCTAGAGAAGACCTTAACCGAGGCAATGTTTACCGCCGCCGCTAATAACATCCAGGAGACCGCATAATGTTACTGCAATTCAAATTTGATCCAGACAAGCCCTTTGTTATTCCGTTCGCTGAATATCTCCACAAGGGTAAAGACGCAATCCAGATAATCAACGAAGCCAGCGCCGCCGCTTTCGCTGCAGACCTTCTGTCAGCCAAAGCAAACGGAGCACCCGGACTACCGATATACCAGGGTCACCCCGACGTACCCGAGCTTGCATCCAAATACCCAAACAAAGCCGCCATCGGCTGGATTACAAAAATCACCGCAACCGCCGACAGCGTAGAGCTGCAGCCCGAGTGGATCAGCCAGCCCAAGCCCGGCGAGTTCATTTACTTCTCGCCCTATTTTTTCAGTGATGCAACAACAAGCAGGCGCAAGATTATCGACGAAATAAAATCGATTGCCCTGACCAACACACCAAACGATACCCGTTTTAGGCTGCCTAACGAGGCTGCCACAAACAGTACGGGCTTGACGTGTCAAGCCCTAACCCAAAAAGGAGAAACAACCATGGATAAACTTATCCTGGAATCCCTCGGATTAGAAGAGGGTGCCTCCGTTGAACAAGCCGTGGCAAAAATTAAAAGCCTGTCCGGTACAGCCAACGAAGAGGCCGACCTCAAAAAAGAGGTCGAGGACAAAGCGGCCGAAGTCGCAGCCGCCAAAGCCGAAGCCGACAAGGCCAAAGAAGAGTTCGCCAACGAGCGTACCGAGCGCGTCAAGCTCATGCTTGATAATGCTCTGTCAGACGGCCGCATCTCAGCCGCCGCCCGCCCCAACTGGGAAAAGCGCCTGGGCAATCGTGAAAGCTTCGCCAATGAAGCCGCAAGCCTCAGCCGCGAAAAGCCCGGATTTAAAACCCGCTCGGCATTCGCCAACGAGCGCGGACCGGACGAACGCGAAGGATTCGCCAACGAGGCCGCCTGCCTGGCTCACTATGAGTCAATGCCCGCCGGTCAGCAGAAACGCGACTTCCTCTCGAAAAACGCAGAGGCAATTAACAACGCACGCAACCAGCGCACTGATTAAACAAGTTACTGTGCAGCGGCAATTGTGCCGCCCTTTAAACCCCGTTTAAAAAAGACAATAAGGAAATAAAATCATGGCTGAAACTAATGTCGCCACAGCAGCGGAAATCTACTCCGCCAAGGCAATCGTTGCAATGAAGGTCGCGCTTGCCCGCCTCACTTCATTCTCGACCGACTTCACCGATGAGTTCAAACGCACCGGTGAAAGTATTAACATCCCGCTGATTACGCCGGATGCTATCACAGAGTGGAATGCAACCAACAACAACTTCCACCGTTTGACCGCTGATCTTTCAGAGGTTTCACTTAAACTCGGCGTCAAGTTGATTGGTGGCTTCGGCATCACGCCGCAGCAGATGAAACGCTTCCGCCCCAACTGGTGGCAGGGAAAAGCCGAGCTGAATGTTAACGGCATGGCCAATGTCTTTCTGGGCAAGGTTGCGGCGCTGATCACCGCTGCCAACTACGGCAGTGCCAAGGGTGACTCAATGTCGGTCCCGCTGGCTGGATTCGGCCTTGCAACGGTGGGTGACATCCGCGCAGCTGCAATTGAGCGTGGAATGTTTGTCAACGAGTCAACCCTGGGTTTGAATCCGCTCTACTTCAGCGCGTTGCTGGCTAGCTGCGGTTATGACAAAACCGGTGACCCGGCAATCATCGCCTCCGGGCATATCCCCGGTCTGCTTGGGTTCAAGGAGATTATCGAAATCCGCCAGCTGACAAAGCCCGGTTTCGTTTGTCACCAGGATGCTATCTGCGTCGGTTCTGCAATTGAGGATATCGCAAGCACAAAGGTATTCGACGAAGTCCAGGTGATTACTGATCCTGAAACCGGCTTCAGTATGCAGCAGGTTATTGTTACGAACTCAGGCACTGGCGAAATGTCGAGTTCCGTCAATGCCATTCCGGCGGTTGGCGTTGGAAACAGCAAAGCGCTTATGCGCCTTGAAAAATAGTCGTATGGGCGAGGCCTGCCTCGCCCACTCCTTATAAGGAAGGCAAACAATGAAAGTTAATACCATGAAAAGAATTCTGTTTATAACCGCCTGCGTATGCTCGGTAATTGCACTCGCGGCAACGGCGGCATCTCTTAAAGTTGCCTCACTCCCTGAAAAGGGAGAGTACACCGCGCCGGGCGTTGGCCTGGCAAAGCCCTTGTACGTTGAAGCCTTCGGACTTCTTCCGACCAACGGCACCCTGATCATTAAGCGCGTTGTTGAGAGCAGCACTAACACCGTCTACAGCGGCAGCGCTTCAGGCGGTGCCGTCTCAGCCGCTGTGACAACAACAAACTACTTCGCCGCCGGTGATTCCCTTGTAAGGGAGGGAACCTGCACAAACGGAGTGGTGCGCCTGATCTTCGAAGGTGACTAGCCATTGCCTTATCACCCCGGCGGCGGATGCGGCCGTATACTCCCGCATCCGCCGCCACATTCCCTGTAACCTTTTTAACCACTTTAACCTTTAACCCTGATTATGTCCTGGATAACAATCACAGAAGAGCAAGTCGCTGGCCGCATGACCGCCTCCGAATTCAACGCATATACAAACAAGTATCTGCGGCCTGGTCAGGCATCCCCTCTGCCGGAGATCATAACCAGCATAACAAAGAAGGTGCGCGGATACGTTGCCGGAAACTCAGACAACGTTATGCAGGCGGGCGACACCATACCCGATGAGCTGCTTGACTCCGCTCTTGACCTCTGCCGTCACAAGCTCTCATTACGTCTCAGCCTCCCTAAAGAATTTACAGATACCATTAAAGAAGCCAAAGACGATGCAATCAAAGAGCTGCGCCTTGCATCCTCCGGCGACTTCTTCGTAGCCTCCGCCGCCGCCGGATCAGAAGCAGCCGACCAGCCCCAGGGTTCCATTGAATGGAGCGTCGGCAGCGGGCACGAACCGACATCAATCGAAATGGACGGCCTGATATGAGCACCGACCCTATAGAAAGCCAGCGCCGCGCCGCAAACTCAACCCTGTGCGCCATGCTCCAGGCGCTGGCCGGAGCGCTCCGCGCCGACTCTGATATCAATACTTCCGGCGTGACCATCCTCACCGAAGATGACGGCGATATAGATACGCAGATAACCCAGTGCGTCGGCAACCAGGGAACCTGCATCGTTGTCATGTTTGCCGGTACTGACGGCCGCAACAACATACCGGGACTCTGCTTCGACGGCGCAAACTTCGTCGTGGAAGTTTCAGAGCTCTCATCAATCAACCGAGCCAACGGCGGCCGCCCCTCTCTGGAAACGGCGGAAGCAGCCGCTAAAATCCTCGAAGAGTTCCGCGACCCGGACGGACGTATCTACCTGGTTGAGCGGATCGTCAAAAACCCCAGCCTGCCGGAAGGTGCCGACGTCTCCCACCACATTTTATTATCCACCAAAACCGTTAAGATCAACCGCAAACTGAAAGGCTGACAATCATGTCCATAGCACCCACACTCATAGGCGACACAATTTTCAGAGGAGCCGCCCATATAATCATCGACAAGCCAGCCACAAAAACAGACTGGCAGTATCTCTTTGCCAACGGAGAAGTAACCGTTAAAGTGGTCCGCCCTAAAAGACAGATCAAAGTCTCCGGTTTCGGCCGCGTCGCCCAGCCTATCGAAGATGAGTACGTCACCGTCACCTTCACCCCGTCCGGGCAGAAGCTAAATCAGAAGTCCCTCGACTTCCTCTATGGCGGCATCCTTGCGGCCGCTCCCGGCTCCTCCTGGTTCGGAGCAACCAACACCCCGGTTTCAATTCATACCAAGGCAGGCCGCATCCTCACCCTGACCAACTGCAGGCCGACAAGCTTCGTGCCTGTCACCTTCGGCGCAGGCGTCGGCCGCTTCGGCGGCTCCGTCACTCTGACCGGAGTGCTTGGCCGTGGAATGGCACGCACCGCCGCCAATGCCCTCTGGACTCCCTGGGCGGATGAATCCTTTGATGCAGAACCCGATGCCTCCGATTATCAGAGTTACGCCTGCGCTGCATCATGGGCCGCCATCGCCGGTCTGACCATGGAAAGCATGGAGGCCTGGAACCTTTCTATCAAATGCCAGCTCCAGCCGATTAAACCCACCAACATCGGCACGGTTGATTTCTGGGTGCCGGAGGATGGACCCGAACTCGAAATATCCGGCAAGCCAGCCAATCTGAACGAGTCCCACCTCTGGGCCGATTATGTCCTGGGTTCATCCCGCCAGATCGGGACAAGCGTGGCCGGTTCCGACTTCACCATTGCTGAAGACTTCGGCGGAGTGACCGCCGTGATCAACGGAGCCGAACTCATAGACCCGGCTAACAGCTACTCCGTCATGAACCCTGTCGCCGGTCAATGCGTATGGGCCGCCCAGTGCAAAAAGGATGCCGAAGGAAACTGGACACCCCTCGGAACACTCACCCTCACCCCTGACCCCGCCGCCTAGCTCAGCAAGGGCGCTTGTGCCCTGTAGCTCAGTAGGGGCGCTCGCGCCCCGGATTTAAACCATGACTATAACCCTCAAAACAACCGGAAACACCGACGTAGTGCTTTGCCACGGTGCCGACCAGTACGGCACCAAAGGCAAGCACATACCCATCGGAAGCAGACGCACCGAGGCCGAGTGGTCCATCCGTCCCAAGCGCCCGATCGGCGCAGCGGACGAAACCCCGCTCGACGGCGGTCATGCCGTATGGCCCTACGCCTTTTCCATCTGGATTGAGTTTGCAACCGAGGCCCTCGCCGATCAGTTTGTAGACGAATGGCCTGCCAGCCTGCCCCGTACAGGCGCAACCCTTGTTATTGATTACACATCAAAACAATATACCCGCTCGAATGCAGTCCTTAAAAAGATAACCATTCAGCAATATACCGTCGCCGTCCAGATAGATTACATCTGGCAGACAACCCGCCCCGTTGACACAACCCCGGCACCATAAGGAGCAACCATGTTTAAACCCGCTTTAATTAGCTCACAATGGTCGCTTGCGGCCCTGGCCCTGTGCCTCGCAGCCCTCCCGGCCAGCGCCCAGTTTCCATATCAGTGGACCGTCGAAACCACCAAAGCCGAATCCGTCAGCTTCGACGCATACCAGGGCGAGACCATCCCGCTTGAGCCAGCCTACAAACTCTATGGCACCTACGCACCCCTGACCAACATCGTCACCGCCACATTCTACTGGCAGTCCTCCGACATGGCCGACTCATGGTGGAGCAAACCCGCCGAGGTCCTCACCTATGGCAGCGAGGGAACCCCCGACCGCATCCGCGCCACCTTCGCACCCACCAACGACAACGGCGCAGCCTATTACACCTTCTTTATAAAAGCAACCTCCTCCGCTGGCAGTTCCTACCGCGCCAACGGCACCCTGATAATGCGCAGATCTCCCGGCTTCATCCCGGCAACCCTGCCAAGCCCGGACGTATACCCCACCCTCGCTGCTCAGATCGCCCCGTATGTCATATCCGCCCTGCCTCCGTATGATCCCCTCGGATCAGCCCTTGCTGTTTCCGGCACACTCACCGATGCATGGGCAGAATATTACGCAAGTATTGAAGCCGAATTTAACAACATCAGCAACTATACCGCCACCGTCTCAGAACTCGCCCAGACCAACGCCGCCGCCCTCCGCCACTTCGACGGCCTATGGTGGAGCAGCCCGTCAAATTACACCGACGCAGCAGGTATTCAATGGGAGATCGGAGAAGTGGAAGTCACTGACGATACCCAGTTGCGGATGTATTCATCTCGCTATCCTCAATATGGTGTGCAGACACTTAGCAAAACAACCTCTGATATATGGAGAGCGATAGTGCCGGATACTGATATATGGTATATGGCAGGTAACCTATTGGGACTCGCTCATGATGCTGGAGATTTTTATGTATGGGTCGGAAATCACGAAGTCGAAACGGTGCATGAATGGCAGCCATATGTATCTGATTTTGAATCGTGGCCTAAAGTCTGGAGCGCATTGGGTGATTTATATAACAGTTCAACTGGATGGGTTGATGTTACCAGGTCAATGCAGATTGTAACCAATACGCTATCCGCTGTGGCCTCAACCAACTATGTAGCCGACGCCATATCCGCCCACACCGTCAACTTTCAGGACTGTCTTCTTTACGCATCCAGCGGAACAAACTACTACTTCCGCTGGAACGCCGAATTAAACACCTACACCGTAACCGGAGTACCGCAATGAGAAACCTGCTCTTACTCGCTACAGCGAGCCTCTTAATAATCACCGCCGCCGCTAACCCGCCTCCCGGACGCTCAATCGTCATGGTTGATGACGCCGTCGCCTACCCGACCAACTCTATCGCGACGCCCTCCGAGCTGCAGCAGTTGACCGCCCAGCTGACGCCGCTTGCCGCCAAATCAACTGCCGCCTTTGATAACTCCGTCAATGCCATCACCCTCGCCGGTGACGCTTACGACTCCATCCGCTTTATCGATGCCTCCAATATCGTATCATCAACCGCCTACATAACTTCGATCGGAGCCCAGACAAGCGCAGGCACCAGCCAGGTAATTCGAGTATACTCCATGCGCTTGGATGGGTCTCCGGTCACCAACATTCATCTAGTGGCAACATTCGACAAACTCCAGACCGTATCTCCCGCCGTTGACTGGCGCTCCAGTCTCTCAACCGGAGGAACCTCAACCGGCTGGGCAGTCATCACCAACGTAACCTGTTCATGGCCGTCCACCGTATCAGCTCCGGGAGCTTCCACTCCGTTCGTTTATTCCTTCGATGTCCCTGCTCCATCTCCCGCTACCGCAATGTTAAGAGTTCTTTCCTTGGACGATGGCGGTGGGGGATCAGGCCTGTACTTTCTCTTTTACAACCGCCTGGACGTCAACGGACGCACCGGCTGGACCGGAACCCTCACAGATAACAACGGCACAGCAATAGAGATCGTCGGCGGGATCGCGGCCCAACCATTTGGAGAGTAATCATGCAGCGCTTACGCAATATATCTTTGAGGCTCGCAATGCTGGCAGCGTTAATCTGCCTGATCGTCTATGCTTCTGACAAACCGCCCGTGTCGGTCGAGCGCGTCATGCAGTCGTTTATGATGTTCAACGCATCAACGCGTACTATCTACCCCTCCGGTCTCGCCGCCTCCGGTGATGACTCCGCCTCAGCCCTCGACACCGCCGCCCGCTCCCTCGAAAAATGCGAAGCAGCCGAATACGTCTCGGCCATGGCAACCAGCACAGTCGCCCTTGTATCCGAGGAACTCGCAAACGCAGCCGCTATCACGGTGGACTTCGGCTTCTCCTATCAGTCCCGCGAGCCATCCGCCGTTAATCAGATGGCGCAGGTGCAGTGGGTGACAGCTACCAATATCAGTGGCATCCTTTACGAAGACCACTATGTCGAGTTTTCATCCACTCCGACCGAAGCCCCTGGCATGGTCTTTGATTACTCCGATCTTCTCAACGAGTCACACACCGTCGAGGCAATCACAAACAGCTTCCCGACGGTCTACGGAATCACCCTTCCTTCAGGCGTTCATTCCTGCTACTGGTTCCGCTGCGAGGTGCCAGTGGCATTTACCAACCGCCTGCGCACCTGGAAAGGGCCTGTCCGTTTCGGCGGTCCTGTCGGCAGCTCCTACGGCCTGTCGATCGCCGGAGTATTTCTGATCGACGATGGAAACACCATCTGGCAGGGGAGGACACTTACCACCCAGATAGGCAGCAACACCGTCGAGTGGCTCAACGGCGTATCTGTGACCCCTCTATCCTCCATGGCCATGGCTGAAGAAGTGGAAGAGCGCGGCATCCTCCACACCCTCGGAACTCCCTATCGTGCTGTGCGCTCAATGTTCTCTCCCACTAAAATCAATCTCACAACCAACACAATCAATAAAACAACCTGGCAGGGGACCACAACCTACCCCCTCGCCTTCCCAATCAAAAAGGAATCCAAATAATGAAACGCTACATCGCTACACTTCTACTTGCTGCCTCGATGGCCGCATTCACCGGCTGTGAAATGTTCAACCCCACGCCGGAGCAGATAACTACCTTCGGCAACCTGGCATTGAGCGCCGCCCAGATTGCCGCCATGTACCGGGATGACAACATCTACCGCGTGGCCATCTGCGTCGGCGTTTATAAAGGCAGCGTCTATGGCGATTGCCTGGGAGCCGATACCGATGCCGCCCAGGACGCGAAGCTCTTCCAGGCGATCGGCTTTGATAAAGTTGACCTGCTCCTTAACGATCAGGCCACACGCCAGAACATAATCGACAGCGCCTATCTCGCCTGCGCCAACCTTAAAGCCGGTGACCTGCTGTATATCAAAGGTTCCAGCCATGGAGGCCAGCGACCCAACCCGGATGAACCTGACGGCAAAGACGAATACTTCTGCTGCGCCGATGGCCCCTTAGTTGATAACGACATCTGGCGTTTGCTATGTCAGCTCCCGCCAGGCGTCCGCGTTATCCTTGCCCTCGACACCTGCAACAGCGGCACCATGTATCGATCCCCGCATGACTACGCCGCCGCAGTCAGACAATCAAAACACAGGGAATTTGCCTATGACGTGGCTCCGCCATTTGAAGGCTCCCTCCTCTATATAGGCGGATGCGATGACGGCAAAGTATCATTCGGGACCAGGGAAGGCGGCACCCTCTCCAGGGTAATGCGCAAAGCCATACCAATCTCATCAACCTATCAGCACTGGTGCGACCGAATTCGCGCCGCAATGCCGCCCGATCAGGTCCCCGTCATAACCGAGATCGGCCCATCCTTCGCCCTTGATCCAATCCTCTACTAGCCTAGCTCAGCAAGGGCGCTTGCGCCCTGAATCTAAATATGACAAACCCGCTCACAGCATTAACAACAGCAACCGCCCGCCTGCTCGACCCGGCGGGCCGGTTCGCTGTGCTTGAATCCTGCTCGGGTATCAACTCCCTCAAAGCCCTTCTTGCCCTGGCCGTTATCCTGGCATTATTTAACCGTAACCCTCCGCGCCGCGCCTGCCTGCTTATTCTCACCGCAGCCGCCCTCTCCATCCTATTCAACCAGCTCCGCGTCGCCACCCTGATAATCCTCGGCACTCTTTCAGCCGACGCCTGGCATATTGCCCATACAATTTTAGGATACCTGTTCGTCCTGCCATCCGTCTACATTCTCATCCGCCTATCTGAAAGGTTAGCAAGATCATGAAACTGCAACCCAAAAAAGCAACCTACTACCCCGATCCGCTACCCTACCGCCGCGCACCTGCAGGCGCTCCCGACAAGTTTGTAACCACGGCTGACGTAACCTTTTCATGGCGCAACGTTTCCGCCTCATTGATGCGCGCTTTGCCGGTCGGAACCCTCCGCATCGGCGACCCCGCCGACACAAACCCCGGCCACCTCACCCATTCAGTGACAGACGGCATCCACTCCCTGTTCTTAGAGATTCCCGCACCCTTCTTCTTTGCCGTTTCCGTTGCGCCTAACTTCCGCCGGGCACTGCCTGCCGCACTCCCGCATGACTATATCTATCAGCACGCCGAAGAGTTGGCAGCAGTGCTGGGCATATCAGTTCGCGAAGTGCTGCACATTGCCGACCGCTGGTTTCTTGCCCAGCTATCCGCTTCAGGATTCCTTTTCAAATACACCTACTTCGTTTTTGTCCGCATCTTTGGTTATTACTTCCACCGCCTCACAACCAAAGCCCGCGCCGTCTTCACCCCTAAACCCGACCCTGCCTAGCTCAGCAGGGGCACTTGTGCCCCGGATCTAAAAAATGACACCAGCCGAAACACTCTTAATGCGCAAGCTCATCGCCTCCGGCATCTCCAGTAACGAATGGGAGATCATCCAGACTGCGCTGAAGAACCGCGCCTTCTTCTCGGCAAAAATCGAAAACCTCAAATTCCTTTCCAAAGCCCAGCGCGGTCTTGTCCAGCTCCTTTCCCGCCTGCAGAACGCCGACGGCGCTATTACCTCCCGCGCCCAGGTTGTTTCCGACCTCATGCAGGCCGCTAGAGATATGGGCATCGCCACCGGTCAAGGCGGCATCACAGACCCCGGATCAAGCAAACGCGCCGCGCTAATTGTCGATACCAACGCCGCTATGGCCACGGGCGAGGTCCGGCATGCAATCGATACCACCGAAGGCGCACAGATTGCCTATCCCGCCTGGGAATTCAAGCGGATCGAATCCCGCCGCCGCGAGCGCAGCAACTGGCAGGCCCGCTGGCTTGCCGCCGGTGGCACACTCTATGGCGACCGCATGATCGCCCGCAAAGACTCCCCTGTATGGGCCAAGCTCTCCCGCTTCGGTAATCCCTGGGAACCCTTCGACTACAACAGCGGCATGGGACGCGTTGATATCTCCCGTGAAGAGTGCATCACCCTCGGCATAATCAAACCCGATTATCTCCCCGCCGACACCAACCCCGCCGACACTCACAAACAGCAGCTTGAAACCGATCTTAAAATAACCGGCGATGATGACCCCGCCTGGCGTTATCTCAAGCAGACATTCGGCGACCAGATCACCCGCAGCGGCAACACCCTCACCTGGTCCCCCTAGATCACCCATGGCGCTTGCGCCATGATTCTTTTACTCTCTAAATTGCAACCACTGAGTGGTCGCAATAATAACCGGCCACACCATGAGCACCTCAACAACCATAGAAATCCAGGGAACCGAAGAAACCCGCGCCGCCCTTGAAGAGCTGCACGGCCCGCGCATCCACCGCGCCGTTCTTGAGGCCGCATCCCAGGAGGTTATCGTAGGCACCCGTGAGCACTTCGCCCGCCGCGAAACCGAACCCCGCAATAACCAGGGCTTTCCCGCCTTCGGCAAAGACTTCCCAAAGTCCTACTTCTGGTCAGGCTCCCATGGCAACTCAGTCGCCGAATCCATCAAAGCCCCCGTCATCGACACCGCCGCCAATACCGCGACCATCGAGATCGACAGCCCCGCCCTCGCCCACAAGGTTGACCCAAACCCGCCGTTGATCGTCCCCAAAGGCGGACGAAAATACCTTGCCATCCCCGCCAGCATCCGCGCCGCTGCCTACGCAGGCATGCCGCGCACCTTCGACCCCGGCGGCGGCCTCGACTTCGGATTCGCCATGACACCCGATGGCGGGTGGATGCCCGCCCTCGTCGCCAAGCGCAACAACGAGCGCATAGCCCGGCGCGGCCGTAACGCAGGCCAGCGCGTCGCCGCCACCGCAAAAAATGCAACCGTAGGATTTTCAGAGCCGCACTACTGGCTTGTCTCAAAAGTCCAGACCCGCCACGACCCCAACGCCATGCCCGACCAACCAACCCTTGAAACCCGCGCCAACCAGCGCGCCGCTAAAACAATCGAACTGCTAACACAGAAAGCGTCTTAACATGTCTAAAGTAAAATATATACAGCGTCATGATGGTGAAGGCTTTGAAGTTGAAAGCGGAAAAATTACACGCTGGGCCTGCTGCGATTGTGGACTTATTCACGATATAGCATTTGTCAGCAACGACGGAAAGCCGATAGGCGTTGCTGCTCAAAGAAACAACCGGGCAACGGCACAGCGTCGCAGAAAGATAAAAGGTTAATAATGGACATCATTCTAAAAATCAAATCCCTGTTTCAAAAAGAAGGCACCGACCAGGCCACAACAGAAGTTGACAAACTCTCAACATCCACCGCCAAGGTCACCCAGAACAGCAACGCCGCAGCTAAAGCCAGCGTCGGAGCCTCCCAGGGTTTTGCCGCCGCCGGACAAGCCGCTTCCGCAGCATCATCAGGAGGCATAGGTCCGCTTACAGCTTCCATGGGCGGCATGCTGCAGCTCATGCCGAAACTTGCCCGCTTTGCCGGTCCTGCCGGTTTATTGATTGCTGGTGCCGTCGCCTGGTATAAAGCCATCAATGCTGTATCCGAAGCAAAAAAGAAACTCAAAGAGCAGATTGAAAGCATTCGCTTTGAAAATATTGAATCCAGTATTAAATCAACGACCGAGCAATATGCTTTGCAGCGCAAAGAGATAGACCGGAATTATGAATCAGCTAAACGACTCTCCGACTTCCAGCAGTCAAAAGACGATGCACTCACAGCTCAGAAACTAGCAGAGCTGGAACTTGAAACTGAGAGAGTGAAAGCCCTGGACCCTGAAAATGAGTTTCACGTCCGCCGCACAGATAATGCAGCTGCAAAATCCCGCGCCGGAATATTGGCCGAAGCTGAAGACCGTCGTTATCGCCAGCAGGATCAGGCACGGACAACGGACCGCGAACATTATACCGGCGTTAAAGCCGACGCAGCCGCCCAGATAGTCGACTATGAATCTGATATTGCCCGAATTAATAAAGAAGAATCAGCCGCTCGAGAATTAGCCCGCCTGGAAAAAGAAAGCAAAAAGACACTTGGTTCATTCATGCCTGGCATGCTTGACAAGATAGACAAGAAGCTAGCCGAACAACTTGACAAACTGGGAGAAAACAGAAAGGCCGCCTATGAAGGTATCGCCACCCAGATCGATGTTAGTAAAGATGCCGACGAAGCCCTGCGGAATATTGTCTATGAAGCTGCCATGGCGGCCATTCAGAAAGGCACCGCCAATGTCCAGCAACAGACCACAGCCGAAAAAACAAAGTCAAGTGGATCAGCCATTGTCAGGGATCAACAGAAGGCGGACGATGAAAAGCGCCGCCAGCTGATAGACGATCAGATAGACCGTCTCAAGTCCGAAGCGGCCAACCGCGTTAAAAACTCAGAATGGAAAGCCGAGCAGTTTGACGCAGCAGATTTCAAACACGCCGATCAGGGAACGCGACAGCAGGCCCGAGTTAAAGATAAACGCCTGGATCAGCAGGCCGCCTATGTTAAGCAGCTTCAGCAGCAGCTCGCAGATGCCGAGGCGTCCGCCGATGCAATCCCGCTGGAGAAATTCGGCCAAAGTATCAGCAGCATTAAAGCCAAATTAAACCGCCTTGAAAACGCCTTTCAGAACCTCCCCAACAACTAGATCAGCAGAGGGGCATTTGTACCCCTGCCTGAAAAAGCAAGACAGACACAAAAATAAAGGAATACAGACATGATAGTAAAATTAGCACGAAAAGGCATGAGCGGTCACATGCACATAGTTGAATGTGACGGCCTTCATATCGATAATCAGGTAGATGAAAAAGAAGACATAATCTATTCCCGGATAATCTGCTACCTCAACGGGAATACAATCAGAGAATGGCACGGCGGACGCATTGCAACCGATTACTTGTATATCATGGACAAGGGAAAAACCGTCGATAAAATGACGTTCCATTATCCAGTAAAGAACCCAGGTAAACAATAACCCAAGTAGGGGCGGTGCTTGCGCCGCCCCTGAAAGAACCTCATGCCAACAACCACCTACCTCATAAAAAAGAACACCGCCGCCCCGGCAACCCTCGAAGCCCTCGGCATTACCTCAGCCGATCCTTCCTACAAGGCCAACGGCATTGACTCCCTGCGCCTGGTAACTGTAGACAGCTACATTGCCGCCTCGCTCTTCTCTCATAACGATACCGTCGCCCTGATCCGCCGTGTCGTTGACGGAGAAACCACAACCGACACTTGCGAGTTCGTCGGCACAATCCGAGCAGTTCCCCGCTCAGCCTCCGAACAGAATCAGTCAATAACATACACAGCGGAGAACGCCGTCAAAGCCCTCCAGCGCTGCACCTACGCTCAGGATTGGATGGTAAACGACGGCACATCTGCCGTGCTGGTCACTGAACCCCGCGTTGTCCTTGGCGAAAACAACTCAGGCACACGGCTTAAAAATGGTGAAATGATCGCCGACATTCTCGCCTATGCCGCATCACGCGGAATAAATCTACAGGTCGGAGACTGCGAACCAGGCACCTATACCCCTTATGATGAGCGTGATAACATAACCTGCTGGGACGGCATTGTAGCCATGCTTAGATATACACCCGATTATGTTCTGCAGGTCGATTACACAACCACCGACGGGTCAGGCAACTATCAGCCCACATTTAACCTGGTTGCACCTGCCTCGATGACGACAGTTACCGAGCAGCTCCCCGAATCCGACGCAACCGAGACGACGATAACCCCGCGCTACGACGTGCAGGTCCCCGGCTTGACCATCCATTTCCGTTATCTCGGAGATATCGACGGTCAGCCCGTCAAAGGCCGCTACATCCAGACCGCAGGAAACACTACCGACCCCGAGGCGATCTCACTTGTTTATGATCTTGATGGAGTTCATATCGTTTATGTAAAACAGGAGATTGAAGTAGAGGACTGGCCGCTTGACCTTACCGATGCCGCAGCCAAGCCGTTTATCCAGGCCCGCATACCCTGGCTTCAGCAATCCGGCGTAACCTTCACGGTAGATGACTGCTCTTCAACAAACACACTCAACCTTCCCTCTGTTTTGAAATCCGGAGCAATAATACCCTGGATGAAAGTTAAACAGGAGCGCGAAACCGTAACTCTCAAAGTTTCTTATACAATCACAGAGTCTGGTAAAACCTGGGACGACGGAAAAAAAGAACTCTATTTCAACGAGCTATCAACAGACGGAACATCCAAGGAATATAAGAAACAGCAATCATTTTTGGAAGCCGAACCGGTCCCTCCCGACATGGCCGCCAATCTCTACGCTTCCTGGAACATGCTACATTTTGATGGCGATGTAACCCTTCAATATAAGGACCTGCCATTTCACATAAAACCCGGCCATCGTCTCAACCTGACCGGCGGCCGCGCAGAGTGGGCAACCATGGCCGCAATCGTACAGGACGCAACCTACAACCTCTCAGCGGGAACCGTGTCGCTAAGCTTTGGCACCTGTGGCCGGTTGGAGGCTGATAACCTCATGTCCGTCTACCGCGCCGCCAGAGGCCGCAGACAGTCGCAAAACCGCCTCTCACGCGACACCGAAGAAACCCCCGACAACACCGTCGAAGGTGCCACCGGAACCCCGATTGACTCCGTCGCCGATGGCACCCCCGCAAACTACCGCTCCCGCTTCCGGGTAGAAGCCCAGGACCCAGACGACAACCAGGTTGTGATAGACTTCAATCCCGCCGCCATCGCCTATTCCGACGTAGCCAATAAAGCCGCCCAGGATATCCAGCTACGAGAGTTTTACGCCCCCTATGATGATGCAGGCACAATGAAGGCTAAACTTGTCCAGGGCTTCGTTTCCGAGCCATACGGAACGGCCAAAGAACTCGGAGGATCAGGACTTCCCGACGGCGTAGCGGCCTACAAGGTTCTAGCCTGCGACTCTGCAGGTGATCCCGGATGGCGCGACTACATTGTAATTGACGTGAGTTAAACTATGGACATTAGATTTTTAAAAACCTCCGCTGGGGGATACTTCCAGCAGACCGACCATACATTTACGGCACTCGATTATGATACATTACCTGACGGTATGGGTATTTCAATCACGGGAACCTTCCAGTACCCTTATGCCACTCCTCCGCTTGACAATACTTGTGACCTCCAAAAAGGAGCCAATTCATTCTATTGGAATTCAGAAACCGTTTCAGGAACTGGAAACTACTGGACCGCCTGGTATATTGCCAGCTTTAAATTGATTTATGATTCAACTGCAGGTGTTTTCAAGTGGAAACTTTATCTATACAGCACAGCAAAGCCAAATCCATTAGTCTTGGGATTTTTCACCAAGTTTCAATACTGGACAGGCTATAAAGCATTCACAACCTCAGACCCCTCTCCAGTTGGAACCTATAGCAATCTTGTCTGTAATTCACCCTACTCCCGCGTCGTGATCGATTCTGCAACTATTACCGCCCCTTAA